TCCTAGCTTTTTCTAATCTGTAATCATTCAAAATAATTACGCCTTTTTCTCTTAAAGCATCTTCTTTTTTAGTTCGTTCAATCATTCTATCAATAAAATCTTTTTCCATTATTGACACCTTTCGATTAGTTCCCATTCATCCCAAGATACAATCTTAGGATGCAAATGTTCATGTTGTTGTTTTTTTCTTTCCAGCAATAGATCATTGTTGGACTTTACGTGTAAGACATATTTATTGGTGTCTTGCCATTTAACTATTAGTGCTTTCATTATTTTCTCCATTTAAAATATTTGAATCAATCCTAAACTTTGCTTCTTCTAAAGTTTTATAAACAGATTTGCCAAACTTAGAAATTACTTTGCCATTTTTATCTTTAACAAAATATTTTCTGCCATCTTTTGATGTGTAAGTTTTGCCATAAAATTCTATACAAATTGTATGACCTTTATATTTTCTTTCTTCGTAGTGGTGCATAATTTTCTCCTTAGTTGTTAATTACAAGTGTCATTTAAAACTATTATCAAAAAAAATACAACAATTATTTTAAATTATTTTTACAATTATTATTGACAAAAAAATAACTAATAGTTTAAGGTGGCACTTCATGGAGAAAACTCAATGACAGAACAACTATCAAATGGACATTATCGTTTAGAGGATGATGTTCATTTTCAGGACTTCTGTACTAACATCTGGCTTCGTTATCTGACAGAGAAATCTGTTAGGGAAGAAGAAGCGTTAGACCTAGAACCTTTTGTTGAACTGAACATGGAGTTTTTAAAACATTGTTATTTAAAATTAATTAAAGGAGATATTACGATATGACAGATAATCCATTTGTTTTTGATTCAGAAGATACTCCTTATCTGAAACATCACTTTCAAGAGAAGTGTTGGTATCGTGGTAAGGAAAGAATAGATGCTAACTATTTTATGATTGATCCAGCAACTATGTTAATGGGTTGGGGTAAATATACATCAGGCGAAGGTTATAGCTATGTATGGCAAAAAGATTTATTTAGTTCTGTAGCTAGACCTGACGAAGAATATAAAAAAGCATTTTCAGTTTGGGTATTACCAAAATATGTAGAAGGTTCTAATAATATTGAACATCCTGTTTCTTTATGGCAAAGACATTCATTCGGTGAATATAAAGGTTTTCAAGAAATGGGCGCTAGTTTTTATGCAGAAACACAAAAGCCTGAGAATGAAGGTAAATTGCCTGTAGTTAAATACACAGGCTCAGAAAGTATTTCAATCGGAAAAGGCTCTACTTCAATTCCACACTTTGAATTTGTCGGTATGAAAGACCGACCTAAAGAGTTCGTTATCCCTGATTGGTATAGCGAGTCACCATCTGACAATCAAAATGGCGATAGCCAACATGATAATTTTCTCCCTACGTCAGGTGGTGACACTCAAGAATCACATCCTGTATTAGATACATTGGATTCAGGCGACATTCCATTTTAATGATTGATGGAATTAGATTGGGAGAAAATCGCACCTGAGATAGCGGTGCAAATCTTAGGTGAGCCTACTAGCAAATCTTCTACTCATTGGAGATTTAATAGAAAAGGCTCACTTGCCTTAGACTTAGCATCAGGTACTTTCTTTGACTTTGAGAATGGTCAAGGTTTTGGACTTATAGATTTCATAAAAAATCGTGGTCTTGATCCTGATGATTTCTTAAAAGAATACAAACCGATAGAACCAGCAAAGCCTACAAGAACATTTACCGATAAAGATATGTACCAGCTAAAAACTGAGTCTGTCGTATATCTGCGTTATTCTGATTCTTTTTGTGTAATGCGGTTTCCTAATGAACATTACATTAAACAAAAATATGCACCATTTACTAAGATAAAAGATCAATGGGTAATGAAAAGACCTGATGGTGTTTTGCCTATTTATTGTGAGAATCAAAAGCCTGAAGATTATGTTGTGATTAATGAAGGTGAAAAAGCCTTATTAGGTTGTAAAAGCATATACGATGGTGATGTTTGTACATGGCATGGTGGTGTAAATAATTTAGACAAACAAGATTGGACACCACTAAAAGATAGAAAGGTTATTATCTTTCCTGATAACGATGAAGCTGGTAAAAAATGTTCTGAAGAATTAAAAGAGAAACTCAGTCAGATAGCTAAAGAAGTAATCATTGTAAAACCGCCAAGAGAATTCAAAGACAAAGATGATTTATATGATGCAAAGGTAAATGACTTCTTTACATCATCACAACAGTTTTTGGATTATTGTTTAAATAATCAAATCAAGAAAAGAGTTTCTTTTGATCTGATTCAGGTCAATGACATCATGCAAAATATTACACCGCCTAAATGGGTGGTTAAAGATATATGCGAAGAAGATAGTGTGGTAGCTATCTTTGGACAACCTAAAAGCGGTAAATCATTTGTAACAGTAGATTTAGCTTGTAATATCGTTTTGGGTCGTGATTGGCATGGACATGAAACAGAACAAGGTTCGGTTGTTTATTTAGCTGGTGAAGGAATGAGGGCAATATCAAGACGATTCTTAGCATGGCAACAGTTAAATGCTACAAGAGTAAAAGATGCGCCATTATTAATATCAACTAGAGGTGCAAGATTATTAGATGATAAAGACCATCAATTATTAAAAGACACAATAGACAGAACACAAGATGAATCAGGTAAAGTCAGAATGATTGTGGTTGATACCTTACAAAGAAACTTTGGTGCTGGTAATGAAAACTCTACCGAAGATATGTCAGCATTTATCGAAAGAATTGATGATCTTAGAGATTCATATTCTACTTGTATTTGTATTGTGCATCACACAGGACATGGCACATCATCAAGGGCAAGAGGAAGTTCTGTTATACAAGCATCTGTAGATTGGGAATATAGAGTAGCTAGAACCAATCTTGGTAGCGATATGTTTGTAGAATTTAGTCAAACATTAGTCAAAGATGGTAAGCCTGTAATGCCAAAGAACTTTAAATTTATAGAACAGAAACTACCATTTCACGATATGACATCAGGTGCATTAGAGATTATTGATGCTGGTGATATGCCAAAGAAAACCAAAGTATCTGAAAAAGGACAAGCCATCATAGATGCTATCAGGACAGCACAAGATAAAGCAGATGAACCAGCAACAGTATGGTTAGGACAAGCAGAGATAACAAAGATTACCAATCTCAATGATTCAACTGTTAAAACATGGCTTAGAAAATTAGTAGATCAAGATGTTTTGACTTATGAAAAAGGCAAAGGCTATCAAACCAATGAATATAATTCGGAGATATTTTAATGATACAAAATGATTTTTTTAATAATGAAGAAGATTTAGTTTTAGATTTAACAAAAAAACAAAATAACTATTTTGATAGTCAAGGTGCAGAATTATTAGCTAAATCTTTTTTTTCTTATTATAAATGCGAAGTATTTTCTGCGCCTGAAAGTAATCTTGTAGATTTTTTAATCAAACACAATGATAAATATATAGGAATACAGGTAAAAAGTTCATCTTATAGAAAAAAAGAAAATCTTTATAAATTTGAAACAAGAAGAAAAAATATTTCATATAGAACAAATGGCAGTAAAGCTTTATCAGGTTGGAAAAATTATCCATATAAAGATGTACAAATATTTGTATTTGTTGCAAATGATATTAGAAAAATTTATCTTGAAATAAATGACGAATCAAAAAAAACTTTAAGATTAAAAAGAGAAGATTTCTTAAAATTTGAAGAAAATGAAGAATATTTTATAAAACAAATTATGAGTTCTTTGGATTAGTATGGTTTGTAAATGGTTGTTTTTGGTTGGTAAAACAGGTGGTTTTAGGTCAAATGGCATAGGAAAATGGTTGGTTGTATATACATCTCTATGTATACAACCACCAACCATACCAACCAAACCAAATTAAAAATATGTATTCTGAATCTGTAATAGAAATAATAAAAGACATCAATCAGCTTGAAAGGCAATTAATTACTGACTTTGGTGTTGATGAGCCTGTTAGATTGGTTAATACAGAATTCCAAAAAAGGTTTCAACTAGCACAAACTAAATACAACCTATCGCTTTCATTCCCTGATAAATCAAGGGATTTAGAGAAAATGGCTAGTATGATGCTAAGAGCATGGAAGTCTTTACAAGATCAATTGCTCAAAGAAGGTGTAATGCCACTACCTGTAGATACTTGGAAACTCAAACATACTGAAACAGATAGAGAAGTATTTATCTGCAAAGATGAAGCTGGAAAGAAGAATGTGCAAAAACAGTTTGGTAAGTATGCAATTGTGTTATCAGCAGATGAATTACTTAACATGATAGATCACGATATCTTTTTAGAATTTGTAAAACTGACAAAACAAGGTTTATTACCTACAATACTGTCTTACAAAGCTAAGACCAATGAGCAAGAAGAAATGTAGTTATTGCTTACGAACCTTACCAGCAGATATGTTTGAGCAAGGAAGCAATACAAAAGGTGAATATTCTAGGACAGAATGTAGAACCTGTACTCAAGAGAAAAGAGTCAAAGCCAAGAATCAAACACCATATACCTATCTAAATCTTTTATACACACAACTTAAATCCAGCAGAAGAAAGTCAGATATCGAATGGGATATAGAGTTGGATTACATATTTAAACTATGGGATGTCCAAGAAGGTAAATGCAATTTGTCAGGTGTAAATATGACATGGCATCGTGGTGG